CCGAACCTTCGATCATATCTTAAAATGTTTGAGACCAGGTACACACGCATCACTGACCAGAAGTACAGAGTACCGTAAGAACCGAAACCATTGCAAGTTAACAACGAGATTAACAACAATCCATGCCCTATTAAATTACCTACGTTCTTTTAACAAACTTGTGACTATTTAAATGAGCAATATCTCAAAATCAAATTTAGTTTTATGCATTTATCTGAGGTCGACATTGAGTTATCAACGTTGTTGAGTGAGCGCATGAGTGTTGCCCATCGGTAAGGTATACATTAGTAGGAGCGTACGCGATTAACACAGCTCATTAGCAAAATCAAGGAGTCCCACCCGTGTGCGAAACGTAGATGCGATTGTTAAGGTTTGATTATGTATTAAGGGTTGGAAAGTGTTTAACGAATGTGTTCTGCCTTAGAAGATGTTAATCTGCAATAACCTAGTAATGAGATTGTCACCATCAATGTTAAAGTCGAGCGACAGTTAGTTAAGATGATCAAAGTTGATTCTATCGTACAGAAGCACGTTGCGTTTGTGGTTAATAACTTGCAAAAATTACGAGACCTTAGTGCACCTACACACCTAGCAAACTTTGATCAGAACACCATACTTTAATTTGGTTCATATGTTAAAAAGTAAAACGCACATTCTGACCTTGATTTCACGCAATAATGGCCCGATTCTCGTAATTTTAGGATCAATGTACCAAATGAGCTTGATGTTTATTACATGGAAATGTTCACTGCAAATTTCGGTGCTAGGCAGATCACAATTGTTTGCACAAATTCACCAACGATATTTTACAATGTGCTTGTGCGTGCACGCGATGGAGAACACAATGAATAATCACTTGATGTTGAAGCAAACACGTAAGGTGAGATTAACGCAGTGACCATTTCGATAGGCAATACTACTGCAATTTTCCATGGCCCATTAGTTAAACATTTCTACATGACTTGCATACCAAAATCTGTTTCGAACGAGACTACAATTGTCTACGGAGGTGATCTCGAAAAGCGTGTTTACGGTACATTGTTTAAATTCCATGATATTCAAAAGCAAGTGAAAGTTAACAACGGTCTGCTGTTTGATTATTAACCTGAACCGTTAAGAAACAGGATATCAAATTAACCGTACGCAGATGCAAAAACTGTTATGTAAGGTGGTGAGGATTATAATGTTTACGATAGCGCGCTACGTTTACCTATTCACGCAATAATGTATGCTGCTGTTGACACCATTAGTCTTTAGGACATTGTCTCTGGTCGTGACTCGAAGATTAGTTTCAACGCTGTTATCAACATTCAATTCGGAGAAATCAACCATCATGTTGCACACAATGATTACCAATTGCGTGACCTTGTACAATCATTACTAACACCACAGAAAGACACTGTAACACTTGCTAAACGCATCAGGAAAAATGGTCCAATAATTGTTTAGTTGGAGAATGCGAATTAATATTTGTTACGCACCTGTGCGTATGGTTTACGCACACCTTGTTTGTTAAATCATGATCAAATCGATGAGCTATTAACCACGCAAATTGGCTTCAAAGAACCTGAGATTTACAATGTCGGGTAAGGGCTGCGTAGTCAATGTGTCGCAACTGTACTTGCAACAATATTAGAATCATTTGAACACAAACTTAACACAGGAGAATTACGGTACGTTTATCATTTCGC